AAGATTGGCAACGTAACGGTGGTGACATGAGCTTCACACACACTACATTAAAGCAGGCTCTTCAAGATTGGACTGAAAACAGCGAAACCACTTTCGTAAACAATCTTGATGTGTTCATTAAGAACGCTGAAGAGCGTATCTTGAAGCTTGTTGATTTAGATCTTTTCCGCAAGAACGTCACAGGTCCTATGGTGAGTGGTAGCCAGTATCTTAACGTACCCGGTGACTATCTGGCTTCATTCTCTTTTTCTTATGAAGATTCTAATGGAGACAAACAGTTTCTGTTACAGAAAGACGTAAATTTTTTGCAGGAGTACCATCCGGACGCATCAGATACTGCCGCTCCTAAATACTACGCAGTCTTTGATATTGATAACTTCATTATCGCACCAACCCCGGATGCTAACTATAATACGGAACTGCATTACTATTATCGCCCAGCCTCAATCACAGGAAGCGCAGGCACTTCATGGTTAGGTGATAATGCTCCAAACACTCTTCTTTACGGGTCTTTGGTAGAGGCTTATATTTTCATGAAAGGCGAGGCAGACATGCTTCAACTTTATGAGCAGCGTTTTGTGGAAGCTATTGCGCGGCTTAAAAACTACGGTGAGGGCCGTGAAAATTCTGACGCTTATCGGAAAGGCCTTGTTCGCGTCACACAAACATAAGAGGGGCTTATGCAATTAATAGAGAATGTGCTAGATAGATACAGCTTTTCTAGCTTGCAGTCCTATGTTTTGGGAGAAGATTTCCATTGGTTTTACAACCCAAAACTGACCGACCCAAACGACCCCACGCCAGACCCCGGACTTACGAGAAAAATATTTGATTCTGAGAGAGGTCTTAGGGATGACGCGGTTCTTCCAATAACTCTTCCGATATTGAATATATGTTCTGAGCGGTCTGATGTTAAGGTTTTAAATCTCCTTCAAGTTCGGTTGTTTATGAACATACCCGGCGTGAATAATAAGCGCGTTGTTCACAAAGACCTCAAGCATCCTCATAAGGTTTGCCTTTTTTATTTAACAAGCTGTTCAGAGGAAGAGCCTGAAACGCATACTGAGTTCTACGATGAAGATGGAAATTTATTTCACAAAATAGTGCCAAAGCAAAACTGTGCGGCTGTATTTGACGGCAGCATTGCTCATTCTGCTGGCTGTGCAGGAGGCGCAGAAAGAGCAGTTATAAACTTCAACTTTGTGGAGGATATCTCTTATGTACCAAATAATAGATAACTTTTTGCCACAAAACGAGTTTGAAGAGCTAGAGGCTCTTGTTTTGAGAGGGCCAATGCCGTGGTTTTTTTGTAGTGGTGTATCTAAGCCCGGCGATGGAAATACCTATTTCATTCATGACATATATGACAACAATGCGCCGCAGTCTGAATTTGCGACAGCATTCAATCCTATATTTAAAAGGTTGGAGATGGACTCTTTAATAAGAGCGAAAATTAATCTTTATCCTTCTTTCCATAAAATTATGGAGCACGGTTATCACTCTGACCAACCGTACCATCATTATGGGTGCATATTTTATTTTAACACTTGTAATGGTCAAACGCGGTTGCATGATGGGACTTGCGTTGATTCTGTCGCAAACAGAGCGTTATTGCTCGACACAAGCATGCCTCACACAAGCACAAACTGCGACGATGCTCCTGTTCGCATAACCTTAAATGTTAACTTTTTTAAAGGGGAGCGCAATCCAAATGCCGCTAAATGTTGAAGGCAAAAGCATAGCCATTGTTGCGCTTGGAAAGAGTTTTTCTGATTTTGTTCTAGCGCGGATAAATTCTGTAAAGTTTGATGAGATTTGGGGCATAAACTGCATAGGGGGTGTCTTTCATGTTGACAGAACCTTTATGATGGACCCGGCGTCTAGGTTTTTGGACGATATTAAGGCTGGCAACCAGACCGGAATGGCTGAAGAATTTTTGCTGCAAACAAAGAACAAGGGGCCAATATACTCTTGCTGTTTAGATGACCGTGTTCCAGAGATAGAGCTTTACCCTCTTCAAGAGGTTATAACCGCAACTAAATTTAGTTACTTCAATAACACTGTAGCTTATGCAGTCGCGGCGGCAATTGCTGGAGGCGCGGGAAAGATATGTTTGTACGGAGTAGACTTTAGCTACAAAAATGTTCATATAGCTGAATCTGGAAGGGGTTGCGTTGAGTTTTGGTGTGGTGTTGCGGTGTCCAGGGGGATTAATATTGAAGTGGCTCCTCAATCTCCCTTGATGGACACCAATGTCTCTGAGCATGAAAAGCTTTACGGATATCATAGGCTTGAAGACCCCCTTGTTCAAAAGGTTGTTGATGGAGAGTTGGTAATCTGCCCCAAAAGTGCGGCTTCAGAGTATACATCAAAGAACATAAATTTTTCTTCTCCAGAGCCTTTGGATGAACCTTTTTTGATAGGTCGAGAAGATATAGAAGGGGTGACTTACGATGAGTGAATTTCAAAAATCATATTCAAAGCCTGTGTTTTCTTTTTTTGGTGGCCCAGACGAAAAGATGGTTATGCAAACTCATTTGCCTACATCCGTAGGGTTAGGTTTGCTTAAAGACGCGGAGGAAAACAATTATAATTTTGTAAAAAACGACCTTCATTCTTCCAATCTACTTTCTACAGAGATGTCTTCTTGGGTAATTCATGAAGAGAAATGGGCTGCTCCGTATATATCCAGATTGATGTCTTTTTTGCAGGAAGGATTCAATCCCCTTGTTTGCAATGAAAGGTCTTACTTTTTGACCCTTTTTGATTCTTGGCTCGTTAAATATAGTAAAGACAGTACACTTTTGCCTCACCATCACGGCGACCATTTTTCTGAATGGTCTTTTTGCTGGTATCTTGATGTTCCCGATGAGGGAACAGAAATAATATTTAGAATTGAGGACAAGGCAGTGATGAAGTCTGTCTATTCTGGAGACATTGTTGTCTTTCCTAGCGGATTGATGCACTGGACATACGATTTGCATGAAAACAGAAAAATACTGGCGGGAAATTTTTGTTTAAGTGTTGTCCCTAAAAATATCCAAATTAACTTCAATCCGGAGAGCCAAAATGTTTAGTGTAGATGGACCAATAACGCTGGGTAGCGTGAATGTTATGACCTCTGAACACGGTGGCCTGACAAGTGAACAAATCACTGAATTGGCTATGGATAAGATAATCAGAGTGTCCGAAACCGCGCCCGATGAAATAAAGCTACAAGCCGAAGCTTTCCGAACAAATGTTCGTAATGTAGTACATCATTACATAGAATTGGCAAGAGGCGAGGAACGTGCTACAATCGCTCGTAGAATGGACAAAATTGGCAATTCTGAAATGGCTGACCTTGTAAGGAGAATATAAAAATGGCTATTACTCAGGCAATGTGTACTTCTTTCAAGAAAGAGCTTCTTGAGGGTATTCATGATTTTCGCACAACTGGAGACAGCTTTAAATTAGCTATGTACACCAGTTCAGCTACATTGGACGATTCAACCACCGCGTACACAACTTCCAATGAAATTGCTGCAAGTGGTTCTTATGCTGCTGGTGGCGGTGCGTTAACCAACGTAAATCCAACCAGTTCTAGCACAACCGCCTTCACTGACTTCAATGACATCAGCTTTACAACAGCAACAATTACTGCTCGTGGCGCATTGATTTACAATGACGACCAATCTGACGCTGCGGTATGTGTTCTGGACTTTGGTGCCGACAAGACATCAACCGCTGGTACATTTACAATTCAGTTCCCAACTGCTGACGCATCTAACGCAATCATCCGTATTGCATAAGTAGGCTGTCATGGCTAATAGCGGCTGGAGTGACGGTACATGGGGGTCGAGCTTCTGGGGCGGGTTCCAGGACCTGTCCTTCTCGATTACTGGTGTCTCCGGCACGACAGCCGTAGGCACTGCTCAGGGCTTATCCACAGCAACACCAACGCCTAGCGGTCAATTCGCTACTGGCGCGGTTGGTTCTGTTGTTGTAAGCATCCCTGTCACTGTTGAGCCTACTGGTGTAAATGCCACGGGCAAGATGACAGATGGCTGGGGCGATGGTGGCTATGGTCTTGACGCTTGGGGCGGCACAACAACCGTTGAGCTTGTTCAAGAAGTTCCTGTCACGCTTGCGGCTGCAACTTCTGGGATTGGCAGCGTTACCGTCACTGGAACGGCCAACTTAACTCTATCCTCCCCAGCCCTTACGGCAAGCTTAGGTACAGCCCTTGCTGGCGCGGGAGCTATCGTTACTGAGACAGGTCTTACAGGAACGATAGGGTTTGGGGACGAGTCTGTGACAGCAGATGCTAACGTGTACCCAACCGGTGTGGGGGCTACAGGCGTTGTCGGTGGTGGGTACTTTGTATTTACGGATTTGTCAGTCACCTTAACGGGTCAAGTGGGTACAATGGCCCTCAACAACAGCGGCATCGTAGTTATCCAAAGTCAGCTTATAATACCATCTCCTCTAACTGGCACTGGACTTATTGGTGCAACGAGCGAAACGGGCGATGCTAACGTCACATTGACGGGACTAAGCGTCTCCGGTAATATAGGCAATGTTCTGATATGGCAAAACATTGCCCCAACAGCAACAACCACATGGAATGAGGTAGCAGCATAATGGCTAGTACATATACCGCACAAAACGGCATTGAGAAGCCCGGTACTGGTGAACAGTCTGGTACTTGGGGCACAACAACCAATCTTAACTTTGATATCATTGACCGCGTACTGAGCGGCGTTGGTTCAATTACGCTGTCAGGAACAGCGCATACGTTGTCTACAACGGATGGTGCGCTTTCAGATGGTCAGCATAAAGTTCTTGTTCTTGGCGGCACACCGTCAGGCACAAATACAATCACTATTTCGCCAAATGACCAGCAGAAACTTTACTTCGTAAAGAATGCTTCTGGTCAAACCGCTACATTCACACAGGGTACAGGCGGTAACGTAAATGTAGCCAATGGTGAAACAAAGATTATTTATGCAGACGGAGCAGGCTCTGGCGCAGAAGTGGTTGATTTCACTAACACTTTGGCTGTTCCAACTGACTTGGTGAACGATACGACTCCGCAGTTGGGCGGCAATTTGGACGTTAATAGCAACGAGATTACCTCTGCTTCCAACGGAAATGTGGTCGTAAACCCAGACGGAACAGGTACTATTGAGCTTGAGGCAGCGACAAACATCACTGGTGTAACTACATTTGCTGGTAACGCGGTTCCAGATGCTGATGGCACTCGTGATTTGGGCACAACAACAGTTCGTTATGCAAATGTGTTCGCAGATGTATTTACATCAGGTGACTTGGTGTTAAACAACACCGATAGAAGCTTTGTAAACGATGTGGATGGTACGCAAGGCCGCTGGCGTATTCAGGAGGGCGAAGACAACTTGTACATCATTAATGAGTTAAGCGGCGAAAAGTACAGGTTTGTCTTGGAATCAGTTTAAGGGGTAATTATGGATTCCGATAATTTTATCGGCGTCTGGGATAATGTTCTCACGGAAGAGGAGTGCGGTATGCTTATATCGCACTTTGAGTCGTTGTCTCAAAACGCTTTTTTGTCAAAAGCCAACGCAAACAACATGGAGGGCACTGAGCAGTTTCCGAATGGAGCTTTGGGGCGAAAGGATTTTTCTATCTTTTTTGACCAAGTTGTGCCCAAATATAGCAAATTCATACATGATAAACTCGGTCAATGTATGGAAGAATATGTTCAAACATACCCTGGCCTTCAACATATGGGCCTTATTTCTCACACCTGTAAAGTACAGAAGACCCCTCCAAAGGGAGGTTTTCATGTTTGGCATTGTGAACACGGTCCAGATGTAACATCTTACAGGCGAGTTGCTGTTTGGATTGTGTATTTAAGCACTCATGAAAACGATGGAGAGACTGAATTTCTTCAGCAGGGTATCAGGGTTGCGCCGGAGGCGGGTCGCGTGGTAATATGGCCTGCGGGCTTTACTCATCCGCACCGGGGAAACCCTGTGTATGACAAGGATAAGTATATCGCAACAGGATGGTTTGAGTTTTACCAGCCTCCATACGGCTCAGAAGGATAAGTGCAGACGAGGCAAAGCATGGCTAGATACGCGGTTTTAAATGGCAGTGACGTTGTTGTTAATGTTGTTGTTGCAAATTCACAGATAGAATCGAATTGGGTGTCTATACCAGACGACTCAGAAGTTTCTGTTGATTACACCTATGATGAAGACAGCGGAACTTTTTCTGCCCCCACTGACCAATCTCCAGAACAATCTGCTGCTCAAAATAAAGATGAGGCCAAAGAGCTTTTGGTAAAAAGTGATTGGACCGTTTTAGCTGATGTCGGCTTGACAAATGCTAACGTGGCGGAGTGGAAAACATACCGCGCATCTCTTCGTGCAATCGTAAAGAACCCTTCCGAGGGGCGTCAAACTTGGCCTACAGAACCTAGTGTGGAGTATTCATAATGTCTTATGTTATTGGTAACACAACAGTAATTGATAACAACGGGGCTCTTGGCTCCGTATCTGGGAATAGCCTTAATTTGGCTAACAATTCTAATATCTCAGGCGGCGGCGGTTTTACTAGCGCGACAAGCTCTACGACTGTTGATGTTACAAACTTAGGTGGCGCAGCGGCGACAACGGTATTAATCGGTGGCGGCGGGGGCATGGCTGGCCCTTCTTGGAATCAGGGGGCTAACTCTGGCGGTTCTGGCGGTATAACCATTGGTCAGTTTGACATTTCTCCGGGCGGTAACGCTTCTTTGACTGTTGGCGGTGGCGGCTCTAGGTCTGTTTCAAACCCAAATAACGGAGTCGCGCCTTCTGGCGGAACAACCAGCATATCTTATTCAGGCTTTAATCAAGGCTCATCTGCTGGTGGTGGCGGCGGCGGGCGTTGGGGTCCGCAGTCTCGCTTTAGCGGTGGCTCGGGAACCGGTTTATCCGGCCCTACACCTCAAGGTTATCCTTCATACGGGCGCGGCGGATTCCCGCAGACAAACACCTTTAATAACGGGCAGTCGGGATATATCACAATTATGGGGTCTTAATTGTTGGGGCCTCTTGATTTATCTGAAATACAGCAAACATCGTATTCTTCTGAACAAGGAAATTTAAGGCACTTTCTTGATTTCTCTTACATTGGAGCGGGTCTTCTTTCTCTGCCTAAAGAAGAAAGGTTTAGAGAGCAGGAAGATTACGTTGGCAGATGGGAAGATGCTTTTTTATTTACTGGGTTTGAAAACGGTAAATATGACTTTTTGACGGTTTGTATTTCTGGAATCATAGCTCGTCATGGATTTCATGTACAAACCATAAGCAACGGTCATTCTCAATACGCGCAGCCAGAAATAGGCGGCAACGATGTTATTATCCGTCTCTTTTGGAAGGGGCAGAATTGCATCCCGTCTTTGGACGCAAAGGGGGATAGAGTGAGAATTGGGATAACTGAACCGCGCTTGTACCTACCAGATGTAATAATTAAGCTACTCGATGACGAATTTGGGTATGATAAAGAAATCCGTGACGCGGAGACGGTAAAGGTTACTGCAACTCTTATTGAATAGTCTACTTTGGAGGGGCCAATGCAGACAAATGAAGTTTTTACAAACAAAACCGCGCAGCTTATGTCTGCGGATTTTGCTGATTTTATGTTCCGGCAAGCCTTGTCGCAAGAATCGTTTATAGATGACCATCAGTGTATAGGCTCAAAAGTTGGTTACGGTAATCCTCTGTTCACAAATCTTCTTACTTTTTTAAAGCCTAAAATAGAAGATTTATATGGAAAGCGTCTTCACGAGACGTATGCTTTTTTCAGAATATATGGTGAGGGACATGATTTGCCCCCTCATACAGACAGAGAGTCTTGCGAAGTTTCAGTAACAATTACTTTGGGTTATTTATCTGAGTACAAGTGGCCTATATTTATTGACGGCACTCCTTATCATTTAGCCCCCGGAGAGGGGTTGATTTACAAAGGGGAAGAGCAGACGCACTGGCGAGAGCCATTTAGAAGGGTGTTGAGGAAAGATTATGAACCTGTTTGGGGGCAAGTTTTTCTTCATTACATAGAGGCAGGCGGGCAGCACGACCCAGACCATGTTTGGGATGCTGCATTTAGAAAAGAAATGGAGGAAGAAGATGAACGAGCAAATAGCAGTAACGCATAGCGCGTTTGATTTAGATTTCTGCAACAGGTGCTTGGAGCTTGTCCCAGAGCATAGAGGCGCAGCTGGGCCAGAGAATGACACTCATAATGTTAGACGAAGCAATATAGCTTGGGTTCGCGGCATATTAAGATACCCTGAAATAATCACGCCCATAGTCAATCATCTTCATCAACTTAACAAAGAATTTTTCAACTTTGACTTAGAAGGCATAGAAGACCCTCAGTTTACAGAGTACGATAGCTCAGAGCAGGGTAAATACGACCCTCACAGAGATGATTTGATTTTGCCAAATGGTATGCCCAGAAAGCTTTCTATGGTAATACAGATTACCCCTCCGGATTGTTACGAGGGAGGCGAATTGGTGTTTCCAAACAGCCCTGAATACAACGCGGATATCACAAAAAAGCAGGGCACCGCTATTGTGTTTCCATCCTATCTTTTGCATGGAGTTACGCCCGTAACATCTGGCAATAGAAAGAGTATGGTTTGCTGGGCACATGGCCCTGCTTTCAGATAGAAACAAAATGTAGTATGATGAGGGGCATATAACGATATAGGTGCGCCATGCCTCTTACAAAATTACAGTTTAGACCCGGTATAAACAGAGAAACTACCTCATATTCAAATGAAG